TCCTCGTTTGAATTCACAAAACCACACACGGCCATCTGGTGCGATGAACATACGGTCAGGCACAGCAGCCCGTGCGGGGCTGGTGAATTTGTACGCAAGCACACCTTTGGCACGGGCGTATTCACAGACTCGGGCTTCAATGTCTTTCTCTAACATCTCAGCACTCGGCATCAGCTTTTCGGTTCTCCAGCTCGATCAGCAGCTAGATGTAGTGCTTGGCTTTTTGAAGATCAGCGATGCCGTTCTTTTTGCGCCAGCGGGTAACGTACTTGACCACGTTGCCCTCAAAGTACCCCAGCGCATTGGCATAGATGTACTCAACTGGTTGAATTGGCAAGTCCTTGTAATGGCTGCCGCCTTCTTGTTTGTTTAAGCTAGACCCAGACATAATTTTTCTACCTCTCGAATGTAATAGTTGAAGTCAACTGGCAACTTGCCAGCATCTTTGATGTCGTTGCAAGGCTGGACACCCCAGCCAGCTTCAACGCCAATCTTTCGCCACTGGCCAGGATTCTTGGCAAGCGGAGGCATCCACTTGAACAGTCGTCCACCGCCCTCAGCAATGTAATAGCGTGTGATGTTTTGCAGTTGTGATGTCACGCCGTCACGCTCGATGGCTAGATGGCTAGACCGTGGCACTTTGGTGCGAAGCATGAAGTCCATGATGTCTGGCCAGTTTTGCAGCGTCTCGCGGATCGGTGCACCCTCGATCAAAACCTTTTCGGCCACCTTGGGGATCACCAGGCCGCCGGCGTTTTGATGCCATAGAGCACTCCACTCATACGCACCCTTGCGCTTGACGTTCCCATCCTCGTACTGAGCGATGTAGTTGTTCACGTCACGAATCATCATGGTTTTGTAGATGGCTTCCTCAAGGTTCAAGCCGGTGCGGAGCTGCCAAGCTGCACGGGCCAGATCCACCAGCCATTTGTTCTGCCTGGGCACACGCACTGTCAGGCCGTCCGTGTTCACCTGGATCAGGCGAAGCCCCTCGATGTGCATCAGACCTTCGGCCAATAGGCACAGCAGAAGTTGGCCGTTGAGCGTAATAGACATGGTGAACAGTGGATCATAGAAGACGCTGAAGCGGCTGTTGCTGTCGCCGTACACACCGTTGAGCGCCAGCTTCAGCATCGCTGACTCGGCTGACTTCTTAGGGTACGTTTTGCGTTGCTCAAACAGGTGCTTGTAAATGCTTACGAATTCCTTGCCAAGATGGGCAGGATGAAATCCGTTAGTGATAGCAAGATTTGGATAATAGGAGGTAACGTCCAGATCAACAATGACGTGATCAGCATTCGATTCGACCACTTCCGACTCAATGGATCCATGAATGCCGCCAAGGCCAAAAACAAAATCGAACCCATGAACGCGAGCGATAAGATCATTGAACACCCCCTTGGTTTCCGTGATTGTCTGCTCTTTTAACCAGTTGAGCACACGGTTGAACTCGGGTGACTCAAACTGGATCCACGGCAGGATGGCATCTTTAAGCTCAATCGATGGGCGTGGGGTCTGGCGGGGCGTGCGGCCCTTGGAGCCAAAGTCATAACAGGCAACACCGGCTTCTTCCAGCTTCATGACAAAGTAGTCCTTGCCGATCTTGGTGTCGTTGTGATTCATAAAGTCACGGTTGTACTTGGCCGTCAGCTCCTCGCGGAACCGGATCATGTCCAGTGACTTGTGATAAAACGCCTTGGTTTCTCGCACGTCTTTGGCGTTGTAAGACTTGAGCGTCACGATCTGCTGTTGAGCCAGCGCCGTGCCTACGGGAAACGGCAGATCCTCAATCGTGTCTGAGCGCATATTGAACTCAAGCATCTTCAGGCTGGTAGCCCGTGCCTTGTTGTCAAAGTGATGGATCTTGAACAGGTCGATCTGCTCAACGTATCGGTCACTTGGGTTGACCTGGTGCATCCATTTACCGCCTTCATCGTCATCTTGCGAGTGGATGATGGCCATGGCCTTTTGGTACAGGGTGTCGGCATCAGAGTGCCCCATGCGGATCAGCGTATGCAGGACGGGGTAGTCGAACCCCAGGTTATTGAACCCGACCATCCGTGCGTTCGTATCCTTGAGATACTGGAGAAACGCGATGATCTCTTTGGAGTCGTTGCGCCACTGGCTAATCTCAAAAGACCAGCATAGCGGTGCTTCTGCGTGCTCCAGCGCCAACGTGAAGACGTTGGGGTAGGTTTCGATGTCATATACATAGTCATTACTCATTACGATTACCAGTTAGGTGGGGCCACTGTCCGGCCCTCCGGGAACTCCCAGAGGCAGTGGCCCCGATTCTTATTGACCGCCTAAGAACGAAGGGAGGCCCGCAAACGGCGCACCAGGCATCGCAGGCGCACCTTGAGGCGCAGCACCGAACATTCCAGCCGGAGCAGTCGCAACCGCGCCGAATAAGTTAGACGCATCGACGGCTCCTTCACCGAATGCAGTATCGTCACTAGCAAATTGAACAGCAATCAAGTCGCAGCGGATGCCACGGCCATGCTTGTTCTCTTGCAACCAGGGTTTGACGGCAGCGTTGACTCGGCAGCCACCGTACATCTTGCGGGCCAACTGCTGAAATGCCATGGTGTTGGCAGGATCAACAGGTGAGCCATCGGCTTGGATCATCTGCGGTGCAGAGTCACGGCCAGCGGTGATGAACACGTTACCAGCGTAGCCGTCATAAGGCTGGAAAGTCTTCTTGTTGACTTTCTCCTCACCACGACCAAAGCAGCGCAACTTACGATCGTTTTGGATCATGCCCATAACGGTCTGGGCGTGCTCTTTCCACTTCTCCAGTGCCATAGCACCGTAGCGTGCCATGAACTGCTGGAACCCAGCATGATCCTGCGGCATCAAGAACTCACAGTTGTAGGAGATGCGCTCCTTACCTGTGGCTTCATTAACCTGGCGCTGTGGTTCTGCGAGGTGGGGGAAAGACAAACGAACATTTGATAAAAAGATGACTTCGGACATTACATTTACTCCATTGATTTACGAAAGCCAAGCGGGAAGCTCGGCGGGGGTTTCAACTGCGCTAAACAGCGGCGCAGCATTCATTACGACAGCCTGACGGCTATCAGATTCGGGAACGACGGTCAGTTTGCCAGCCATCTTGACCACATACTCCTGCTCCATGCGGGTAAGTTGTCGGTCGGTAAGCTGAACCTTTGTGCCGTCTTTCTTATCCCACGTCAGCTTCTCAGCCTTAGCGGGGGTGACGAGTTTGGTTTCATAGATCGCGCTTTTGGGGATGCCCATCTTCACGAGTTTGTCGGCCATCTCTTCTTCGGGTAGTGCCCAAGCACGGGAGCCACGGCCATTGACCAGCTTTAAGCCTGGGATAGATTGACCTGCCTCCAAACGGCGCAGGGCTTCCTTTTCCACACCTTCGAGGAGCTGGCGCATAAGGGGAGCGGCTTCCATGATCTGACGGATCTGGCTATCGTCCATCGTAGATGGATCTTTGTCAGCGCTTTGCTGCGCGACATCGAGTGTTTGCATTACAGGCTGGAACATGATTCCTACTTCCTTCATTACGTTACTTGCCAGCGCGGAGCATGATCCCTTAGCGCGGCAAAATTTACATTGACTTTCACCCGGTACAAGCGGTGCATCTGGTTTGTCAGTTGCGGCAGCTTGCGTGATGATTGTACCCATGTTAGCCAACAGATCGCTTACAGCCACATCATGAGATGTGATTGGATTCATACCGCGCAGTGCCAGCTTAGGCTGGATGATTGTCATGCGAACTGTTTTGAAAGGATAGGAGCCGTTAACGGGCAGCTTGTAGCCTGCCAGCACACCGTAAGCGTACTGCTCAAGCTGCAAGTTACCTTCAGCGCTAACGACACCCATACCATCTTTATAGTCGATCAGCTCCAAGATGTCATAACATTGAATCTGAACGTCCACTGTGCCGGATAAATCGTCACGGCCAAGCAGGTGCGCAGGGTCAACACGGGTTTCGCTAATTACCTTAGCGATAAAGAAAGGCGTGCCTTCTTCTTTTACCCGTTTGGCAATGTAGTCAAGTGCAATCTGCACGCGCTTGGCGCGGTCGGCGTCAACCTTAAACTGCCCTTCGTGGTCAAAAAGACTTTGACCAACGTATAAGGCAGCGTCCATGCCACTTTTGATGCAAGTCTCAAGTAGCGTATGGCTATGTGTCCCGTCAACGGCGGCTTCACCGCTTTCCTGCTCGGGATACTTGGCTTCCTCCCTAATCGAGCCAGGGCACAAAGCCCAGCGGCTACGCTTAGAGGGAGACAGTTGGGCGTGGGTGCTCACTTGAGTGCCTCAACACCAGCAAACAATGCACCGTAGTGCTCAGGCTTGACATCGTTAATGTTTTGGTAGCCGAGGCTTACCAGCACGCCTTGGATGTTCGCACCCTTAGCAGCGCCCAAGGCTTTATACGATGCCATCACATAGTCAATCAAACCTTTGCCGTCAGAGAACGGTGCTCCAGCGGGGGCGGCCATAGGAACATAAGGAGCGGGATTTACAAATGCAGGAGGAGCAGGCATAGATGAAACCACGGGAACGGGGGCAATTTCTACCACAGGGGCGGGTGCTGGCGCAACGGGTGCGGCTGGTGCTACATTGCTCGACTCCAATTTGGCAGTGAGGGCAATAACAGCGGCTGTCAGCGCTTCAATTTTATTTTCCAATGACATATAACGATTCCTTTTCGATTACGGGAGGTTGAATTACAAGGCGGTCAGAATTGAACGCTTGCACTATTTCACGAAGGACATCTGACGGCTTACCGTATCTGTCTGCCTTTCGGTGAAATGCTTTGTGATCATTAGGCGTGAGCCTAACGGTCAAAAACTTGGTTAAAGGTTTGGTTGCCATAAATTATTTCCTGATCAGTTGCACAAAGTGTATCACAGTGTGGTACGATTGTACAACAGTTTGTAAAAATATTTTTAGCAAAGAAAAAGCCCCGGTGGTTAGACCGGGGCTAAAAGGAGAGACAAATTCATGAAACAAGTGACAACTGCATTGTCAGAAACGATTATATGAGCACAGCACCACAAGTACAACAACACCCTGCATCGGTTGATGCGTACATCAGACACGGCTGGTCACTTGTGCCCATCCCTGCCGGCACAAAAGGCCCACGCACCCCAGGCTGGAACCTTAGACCCAATGCTCTTAAGGCACAGGGTGACCTGCCTCAGGGCTACGGCATCGGCTTGGCTCACGCTTATAGCGGCACGATGGCGCTTGATATTGATGAGTGGGACAGTACCACCGTTGCGCTCAAGCAACACGGCATTGATTTGCAGGCATTGTATGATGCAAACGATGCTGTCATCGTGGACTCGGGCAGGGCTGGTCACGGCAAACTTTTGTTTACCATGCCGTTTGGCCTGACGCTGCCGTCTAAAAAGATCCTGATTAACGGCGTGACAGCATACGAGCTGCGCTGCGCCACGGCCAACAATCTCACGGTGCAGGACGTTCTGCCACCCTCCATTCACCCAGAAACACAACAGCCCTACCGCTGGGCAGGCAAAGGTCACTGGACACGCTTGCCGGTGCTCCCACAGCCCTTGCTCGATCTGTGGCAAAGCCTGCTGGCGCAGGACAAAGAGCGCACGATTGGCACAGGTGAGACAGTCGATGCGTCATGGGAAGACATCCGCACAGCGCTCGAAGCCATAAACCCCGACTGCTCTCGTGAAGAGTGGGTCACAGTGGGCATGGCGCTTAAGTGGGCCGGCGAACAGACAGATCAGTTGGAACCTGCGCTGACACTGTGGAACGATTGGTCGATGCCGTCTGCCAAGTACCCAGGCGAGTCGCAGATTGTTCATCAGTGGGTGAGCTTTCGCAACGACAAAGCAACAGCGGTCAAACTAGGATCACTTTTTCACATAGCCAAACAACACGGATGGGTGCGTCCTATGCCAGACATTTCCACAATGTTCGCACAAGTGGAGTCACCCGCTGACCCAAAGTCAGTCATCGTTGACCTGCGGCCAAGGCCACCGATGATGGATGTTTCCTTGTGGCCAGCCGTCATTGCAAGACGCGCAAACGAGATTGGCCAGACTGTTGGCTGTGACCCCTTAGTTCCCTTGTTTGCAGGCTTAGCCGCAGTGTGTGGTGTAGTCGATGCACGCACACGGCTTGAGTTGATCAAAGACTTTAAGGTTCCCCCAGTGCTGTGGCTGATGACCATCGGCGCACCGGCAGACAAAAAGACACCAGGCTCTGCGCCTATGCTGGCCCCACTCAAACATCTTGAGATGGAAGACCGGCCACGGTTCAAGAAAGAGCTACTCGACTGGGAAGGTCAAGAAGCTATGTATGCGTCAAGCAAGAAGGCTTTCCTTGACTTCTCAGCTTCGCCCGATGCCCTGCTCGACACCAGCCAAGCGCCATCGGTGCATGAGCTGCCGCCCCAGCCCGTGCCCCTGCGCATCACCGTGGATGACGTGACTAGTCAGAAGCTGGTGCGCTTGGCAGCAGACAGACCCCGTGGGTTGCTCTGTGCCTTAGACGAGATGAACAGCTGGGTGCGTAAGCTGACAGACAAGGCCAGTGGTGAGGATCGTTCGGCATGGGTCAAGGCTTACGAGTCATCAAGCTACGAGATGGATCGGGTAGGCAGTGGATCGATCTATGCTGAAAACCTGGCCGTGTCGATTTACGGCAACATCCAGCCCCGTGTGTTCCGTGAAAACCTGCACAACCTGAGCGCTGACGGTTTGGTTCAGCGCTTTGTGCCTTGCATCCTGAACGGTGACTTGACCAAGAAGCCCATCGAGATTCCCGACTATTTGCTGAACAAGGATCAGTGGGAGCAGACTTTGCGCATTGTGTTTGCCCTGCCTGCCACGACTTACCAGCTTAGTCCCGAGGCCAAGGTTGTGTATCAGGAATTCCAAGATTGGTACGACAGCAAGCGAAATGATGAGCGCTTACTTCAGTCTGACGATACATTCATGACGGCCTTCGGTAAGTTGGAAGGCTTAACAGGCCGTTTGATTCTCATGTTCCACCTGATCGAGTCACCGTTTAGCATGGCAGTCAGTGCAGAGCTGACCCAGCGGGTGATCCAGTTGGTTCAGTCTTATGTTGTGCCTGCGTATCGGTATGCACTGGCAGAATTGAGCGGCTCGTCCAACTTCGATACCTGGCTGCGTGACTACATCATCCAGCACGCCGATGAAAGCACGATCACCATGGCCGAGATTAAGCGCTCAGCACGCCGTCAGATCGAGAAGGTCAACGTGTGGCAGCAAGACCAAATGATCTACGGCGCGATGTACCCGCTGGAGCAGGGCAGGTGGGTCATGCGAATGGATGACGGCACACGGGAGAACCAGCACCACGCCCAGTGGGCCATCAACCCTGCGCTGGCTGTGCAGTTTAAGGATCACCGGAAAGCTGTCATCGATGCCAAGCAGCGCCAGCTTGACGAGATCTACCGGCTGTCCAAAAAAGAAAAACCCCGTGTTCACGGGGCTGAGTTGTTGGATTGATCAAGCCCCGCGAGGGGCTTTTTCATTGCTTCATGTTCCTGACAAAGCAGGCAAAACTCGCAGCAGTGTCCCCAAAGGGCATGGTGTCAAACTCCTTGGCTACTTCTTCGAGCACCTGGTTGCGCTGCGATACAGACACGAACACGTCAAAGTGATACGGCTGTCCACTGCGCATCTTAGCTTCGTGCTCGATGCGCTCGAACTCATCGTCTTCGTCAGTGTGGATCATTTTTACTCCTTAATTTGGCTTCGAGTCTGCGACCAAACCAGATGCCTTCTGCTTTATCGTGCTGTGGTGTAAGCAACCATTCCGTTTGTATTTCCTCATCCGTCAGCCCTACCCATGTGCGCTTATGTGGCTCCGCCACGGGTGGTGGGGTGGTGTAAAGGCTATGCTCACCGTCAGGCAATCCCTCTATGCCTTTATCCCAATCGCAATATTCTGCATGCTGTATGCCGTTCTTATGCCACGTGCAAATGGTTGCCACAGGCTCCTGCTTCTCAGATCGCCACATTTGTTTTTGCAATTCGTCTCTTTCCCAAATCAGCGCGGCGCATTGATCGGTGAGAGACTGTATAGCGGCTTTGGATTCATCGTGTTTTGGCACAAACTCGGTCGGCAAATTTATGCCGTGCTCCTCGGCCACTTTCTTGATGTTTACTGGCTTTTGTTTCTCATCCTTCGCTTCTAGTGCGGCTTTAATGGCGGTGATGGCTTCATTGTTCTTTTCCCAAACTTCGGTTGGCGCATCGGTTTCAAGCCATGCCCTATCTTTCTTCAACGCCTCCAGCGCCTGCTTCAGTGCTTCGTCTTTAGTCATAGTGGTGCGTCCTCGTAGTTGTCAGGGTTGAACTTAGGAACCTTTGTACCGCGATCCAGTGGGTTTGGGAATGGGGGAAACGGCCATACGGTTGTTGGCTGGTTGGGAGCCTTATAACTTTGTTTCATAGTTGGGAGCCTTAATCAATGGTTGGATTCCTTAGTCAATGGTTAGTTGGGAGCCTTAACAATTAGTTTCTTAGGCCGTCCCGCGCCCCGTGCGGCGGCGGCATCGGGCGGCGGCGTCAGTGCGGCGAGCACGTTCGGGGCCAGCGCTTCGAGCGTGCCGAGCACGGCCAGCAGGCGCACGGCGGCGGCGCTCGGCGCTCGTTGGCCAGCGATCCACTTGCGAAGGGTGAACACTGGGACACCCAGCAGGCCGGCGGCCCTGGTGTCGGTGAGGGCCAGGCGCTCGATCATGGCCAGCAGGTCGGCGGTGAATTGTGTCGGGTTGGTTGGTGTCATGGTGTCTTAAATTTAGGGTTAAAAAAGCCCCCAGCGGGTTTGCTGGGGGTAGGTTAGGGGTTAGCCTGGCCAGCGGGTTATAGATCCCAGGCGGCGGCCAGTAATGCAACGATAGCGGCGGCGATTAGGGC